CATTAGTAACAATAGCTTTGATCATTGCTCCAGTACCACCAATTGCTGATGTTGCACTAGTTTGAGCTTGAATCATTACTGTTTGTCCTTTTCTAAAGTTAACAGCTGTAGTTCCTTGAGTAGTTACACCAAGGCTAGAAGGCTGTGCTGTTGGTACAAAAAAGTTTCCAACTTCTCCTCCTGTTGCTGCTGCAGTTGCTGTACCTGGAGTTGTTCCAGATGTTGGCATTGTGGCAGCATCACTTAAATAAACGATATTTGCATATCTTGTGTGCAATCTACCTTGCTCAGTCCAAATAATTTGGTCTGAAGTAGATGGCATCTCCGCAGATACCATACGTAAAAAAGAACCGATAGATCTGTTTCCATATCTTTCAACTTCTTGTTCGTATACATCTGGTAAAAATTGTTGAGCCCACTGATTAAAACTTGAATCAGTGAAATCGATATAATTCCCGGAATATAATGCCTTAGTTTGTGTTGGTTGTAAGGCAGCGGGAACACCACTTGTAAAAGCCATAGTTTAAAATTTTTTAAATTAGTTATTTATTCCATTTTATGCGCAATTTATTGGAAGATTCAGATGCAACAACTTTAACAGGATTATTTGAAACGTTTCCAGAAGCAGAAGCATCTGCTCTAGGAGACATATTAATATTTTTTGATTCTTTAATGGACTGCTGTATGGCATCGGCACGGCCTTGCTCATAAAAATGACTGGCTATTTTATCAACATTTTCTGCTGCAAAAATTGCTTTATGATAACCTTGTGGGTTATGCATATTTCCATTATTATCTAAATATTTACCTAAAAAGTTAGAAATATCTGATTGGGTTTGTTTTACTTTTTTTGAATTTTCAACTTTATATCTGTATTTTTTGTCCCCGACTTTGAAATCAAAACCTTTAAACTCTTCACCAAAGACTTTGTTTGTTTTAGATATAAAACTTTTTTTGTTTTTTTCCGTTAATTCTTCTGTTTTAATTGCTTCGTTATAAAAGTCATACGCTTTTTTATATTCTTCAGGAACATTATTCTGTTTTCTTAACTTAAGATCAGTATAGTATTTTTCCTTTGAATTTTTAAAATGCGTTTGTGCTTTATATAATTCTTCTTTAAAAGCTAATTGTTTAGCTTTAATTTCTTGCGGTTCGTCTTCATCTTCTGAATATTGAAATTCTTTTTGCATGAGAAACGAAACATCCTCATTATCTAAATGAGGTTTTGTTGTTTTATAGTAATCATATATTAAAGCAGTAGCATCCATTTTAGAGTAATCTTTATTAAGACTAACATAGTCTTCTAAAGTTCCTCCCGTTTCATCCATAAATTCTACTAACTTTTGAATATTTTCAGGATATTCAATATTTTTATTTTCTTCTGTAGAAATTTTTTCTTCTTCTACAATATCTTCAATTGGTTCTGTTGGATCTTCTGTTGGATCTTCTTTTACTTCTTCAGTAACAAGTTCAATTGGTGAATTTACTTCTTCTTCTTTATTTTCTTTTTTTTCACTTTGTTCGGAAGACTCTTTAGGCTTTTCTTCGTTTTTTTCTTGAACTTCTTGGCTAGCTTCGGATCCGTCGCGTACAGGTACCTCATTTGTGCTTTGCTCTTGAACGGCATCTTGTTTTTGTTTAGGGGGGTTGTCTAAGTTTACTTTATAAACCCCATCGTCTTGAAGACCATAATCAGGATTTACTTCTCCTTCTTTAACTGCGGTTTCTAAAACAGCAGCTTCTTTTTCTTGTGGTGAAGTTTCTTGTTTTTCTTCAACCGCTTTTACTTGTATTTCTTGTTCCATAATATATAATAAAATAATTAAATAATTTATCTGGGTTCAAACCTAGACATTTCAATTCCTCCAAGAACATCATTACCTTTTGATTCAAATGATTTTTTAGGTTTATTTATTTTAGGAGGTCCTGATATATCTTTTGATTTGTCAGACATTTCTTTTTGAGCATCAATTTCCATTTGTTTTAATTTTACATTTAAATCAAATTCAAATTGCATCAATTCTTTTTTAGTTTGTGCTTCAATTTCTAATTTTTTAATATCCATTTCACTTTCTGCTGTAGATATTTGTATTGTAGAATCTGCTTTTATTTGCTGTGCTTGTGCTTTAGCTTGTTCTATTTGTACTTGTGCTTGGCCTTGTGCTTCAGCTTGTGCTACACTAGCAGCTTGTGCTTGTGATTGATCAGCTTGTTGTTTTTTAATTCTTCTAAATTTTAACAACTGATTAGCAAGTTTAATATTTCTAACTTGTCTAATATCTATTGCATCTTCAAGATGTATACTTCCTTGAGTAAGAGCCATTTGTATATTTGTTTCTAATAAAGATTTTTCTTCTTCATCAGGTTCTAAATCTAAAAAAATACCAAAATCATGTAAATTTAAATTTTGCATTTCTTTTAAAGAACCCACAGAAAAATGCCCTATTGAAGAAATAAATGCATCTCTTTTGGGATGGTATTCTAATATATCTTTAAATCTAAGAGCAATACAATTTGCTAATAATTTTGTCATATATAAACTAGAATCTAATATATGTCTTGTAGCAACATTACTATTTGCAGCGGCCATTTTTTGTACACCTACAAGAGCTTTAGGATCCGGATCCGAACCATCTCTTGCTTCATTTAATCCGGTTATATCTCTAATCATTTGAAGATATTGATTATAAGCACCTATTAAAAGTTGTACTTGATTACCACCACCACCGGGAAGTTCTTGAATAGGAACTTTACCAGGATTAGGATCACCTTCAGTAGTTAATGATCTACCAATTATAGACCCTGTTTGGAAATACATATTTAATGCTTCTTGAGGATTATAACTTGTACCATTACCAAGATCTATTTCGGCTAATCCATCAGCATCTAAATATACTCCTGAAGGAGTCATTTTTTGAATAGCTTGTTGTAGTTTTAAATGAGTAAGCTGTATTAAATCAGCATATGGAGTCATTTTTGAAACTAAAGAGTTTATTTTACCTTTGTATATTCTTGGGGCTGCAACAACATAATTCATTAATACTTGATTAGTATTTGAATTAGGACGTATCATATTGGTTGCTTTTTTCCATCTTAACAATTGTGAAGCACCTAATATATATGAACCCTCATATAATACCTCTTGAGCTTGAGCTACTCTTTTAAATCTAGTTCTTTTATCTTTAGGAGGGTTAAAGGAATCGTCTTTTTTAATTATTTTTTCAGCACCTGAAGAAACTTCCTTTACTTTATAAACATTGTTTTCCCATGTTTTCCAATTAAAATATAATACATTAACAACATTATTATCTCCACTTTCTTCCCTATTTGAATAATTCATATTATAGGTTGACCAGCTGCCGCTTTTTTTAGAAAGCTCGTTTAAATACTCATCATTTAATTCAGGAAAATCTTTTTTTAACTGATTAATTTTTATTGTTTTAACTTCACCAAAATAATAACAATCTTTAAAATAAGGATCTTCTGTATATGACCAAACTAAATTTGCAGGATCTACATAATCTAATTTTATTCCGTCTGTATTATTAAAAGAATGCTTCATGGCACCAATACCTAATACAGTAAGATCATAATCAACTCTATTTTTTAAATATTCGTATTCATTAGTTTGAAAAATATTATCTATAGCTTGTTCTTCAGCAATTTCAATACCTTGTTTATAATTTAATTGCATGTATAAATTTAATTCTTCTGAATTAGAAGGCAATTTTTCTTTTTCTACATTTCTTACATTTACACCAAGTTGCATTTCAACAGCATCTAACATAGCTGCTGCATTCATATCTCTTTGTATGTCTTCTACATAAGTTGTTCTTTTATCTGTAGAAAGTTGATCTTCTCCAACTGCTCTAATAGTATATAATCTATCTTGCATACCATTGACTACTATGTCAACAAATTTAGGTATAATAGGTACCGGCTTCCAATCTAAATTTAAATAAGATAAATCACCATTTATAGCAAATTCATCTTTATACTTTTTAATAGATTGATCACCTCTAGCGTATAATCTTAACCTATGAAACTCATCTCTTGTAGAATAATATCTGCCTTGTGAACCATTACCTTTATTAAACCATTCTTGTTCAATAGCCCTTGCAACTTTATTACCATACTCTATAGATTTTTTCTCTGCGTCCGATACTGCTTGACTAGGAAAGTCATATCCATTCGACTTATATTTTGCCATACTTATTTTATTAATTCGCTTTGTGATCCACTATTCTTATATTTAGAAAATCCAAACCCTATGCTAATTTTTGTTTTTCTTTGTGTTGGTCTATATAAATTTTTTCTGCAAGCCATTATTGCTAGCCCGCTACTTATAGAAGCATCATGTGCTGTTCTTTTTGAAATATCAAATTTTGCCCAATCTTCTAAAGTTCTTTGAAAATACATATTGCCATACTCTTCATTAATCTTTCCTACATACTCTTCTATGTACGACTCAATAGCGGCTGCGTGAGCCTGCCTTATATCTTCAGAACTATTTGGTATTCCACCTAATTCTGCTTCTGTTTTTGATAAATTATTTTTTAATCGGTCGGGGCGGTTCATTGAAAATCCCCTATAACCTCTTCTTTTAAAATGATACAATAATCTTGGTTTATTATTTTCCGCTAATATTGGCATACCATAAAATATACAAGCCATTAAAACATCTTCAAAAAATATTTCTGCTGTTTGGGGTCGAGCAATATATTCTAAAAAAAATTTTGTATTAGGAACATTTTCGGTCATTGAAAAAGTTGTTAATCCGTGTAATGCTCCATTTGAACCTTGACCTCCAACAGTACCCGATATATCATAAGAATCGCACCCAAATGCACCTAAATGATTATTTCCAGAATATTTTATACCATTTTTTATTATTATATTATTTCTTAAATTTTTATCTGGTAACCAAGAAACAAAAAATCTTCCATTTTTTGAAGGAGTCCAAATAACTTCTGTATCTTTTACTCCGTTTCTCCATGAAAAAGAACCTTGCACCACATATCCTTTCATATTCATGTCTTCATTAAAATCTATTTGTTCATATATTTTAGTAAGATTAAATAAAGAATTTAAAGTTTCATCTCTAAAAGCATGTTTTTCTGAACGCGGAAATTGTCTATAATATTCATTTAAACTATCTGGATCATTTTTTAAACCCTCAACTTCATTTTCCCAATGCTTAATAACTCCCGTGTGTATTTTTTCACCATCAATTCCTTCAACCGCCTTCTGTGGGCTGTCGAAGACAGGATAACCATACTTGTCAATAAATCCTTCGTAGCCCCATTCCATAGGTAAGAACAAAGCATATAATCCGCTTGAAGTCTGACCATTGCG